GGTGACAACTTCGGGGTAAGCCGTAGCGGACACCCACAAGGTTTGGTTCGTCAGGTTGTAGGTGTCTATCAAGTCGAGCGGCTTTGAAATTGTGAAGTAGGCGGAGTCGTAGGAAAGCCCTGTGTTATTCGCATCGTCCCCCGTCACCCTGTTGGTGAACCATTGCGCGAAAGCCGGGGCGGGCAAGAGCAGAAGAAAAACTAAGAGCAGCCGTTTCACTTGCTCGGCTCCTGTGTGGTGGACCAGATGATCTCCTGCGCCTTCTTCCACTTGATTTTCTTCAGCTTTTTCGGCGGCTTTTCTAACTTGGCCTGAAATTTATGAGAAGGCTTCGCCTTCTTAATCTGTGCGGCAATGGCTTCTGTTTCTACCAATCCCGCAAACCATTCCAGGATTCCCCGGCGTACTTCCAAAATCTCATTCTCGACAAAGCCTTGATTCCAGTAGCCCCGTCCATCCGGGCAAGCGATATATTCCCTTGTCGAAACCACCCCGCACCCAGCACCCGGAACCTGGATCACCCTTTCGGCAAGGCGCGTATCTCCATTCGGCATTTCATACTCGGAAATCCAGAACGTCTCCGCAGTTTCTTGACATTGCATCCATTCAAGCAACTCTTTCGGGTCAGTAGGCTCAGGCATCGGCGTCGCCACAGGAACCGGGACCGGGGTTATCTTCACCTCTTGCCCCCATCCACTCCCCGCCCCACCAACACAGACCAACCCCCACAATACCAGCCCCGCCAGAAACGCTTTTCGTCCTTGTCTATTCATCGTAATCATGGGGATTTGTCCTCTTTTCTCCCGTATTCTCTTCTGTTCTATAAATAAAAAAACGGCCCTTGCTTTCTGGCCGATAATTTCGAATTGAATCCCCTACTGTCCACGCTCCCGGGGATATTGAATCTTGACCGCTTGGAATCCGCTCAATTTTGTTTTCCCTTCTCTCTCTTTCGGGTTCAATCTCCGCAATTCATGAATCAATCTCAAAGCGCCGGTTTGATACATTGCCAGATTGTCAATACCGTTGCCCCGCCCCCGATTACTCCACCTATCACACTTGCAATCGTGTTAGTAATAATCTGTGTCTTGCTTCTGCGGTAAAGTTCTTGGAGCAAGCGATAAGTGAAAAGCTCTCTCTGGTCTGAACTGAATTTACGCCATTCCTTCTCATCAATAATAAATCCGTTCATTCGACCGCTCCTTTTATATAAACCGGCCACGCAATCCCTTGCGCCACTTAGCCAGACTTGAATCATCCCTTTCATTTCTCGCGCCCTGCCTCCCCGGCAAGACTACCCGCCGAACCTTTCAACTGCTTTCCTATCCTCTCCCCGGTCCATTCCTGAACCGGAGAGGGGACAGGTCTAAAACATGTTACCCGTTAGGGAGCCGGTGACGGCTTGACAGTAACCCAACTGGTCCCATTGTGGAGATACAAGCCCCCGCCGGAAGAGTAAATGCTTCCAGCTTCAGCCGCACTCGAATCGTTCCCGACCAAGATACCGTTCATCTGCACCTGCCCGGAGATATAAATCCGGTCAGTAGCAGAACTGTAGCTCACGGTGATATCCTGATCAGTCCCGACGGTAACGGTGGAGGAATCCGGGATGTTAGTCACGGTCCCGCTCCAACGCATAGGCACGTTGAGCGGGGCATTGGTGAAGTCAGCCGCGAACCCCTCCCCCGCCTGGATAGCCGCCAAAATAAGAGCAGCCGTCACAGAAATCAGGAGCAGAGTTTTCTTCATTTTCGTTTCTCCTCGTCTTTCTTTCGGTTTCAGCATGAAGTCATTTCCCGCTTGTGTCCCTGCCCCTGGCGATTAAACCAGGAGCAAGGACTCTAGGCGGTTATCTTAGCTCGCGGAAGTCTCCAGCTTGACAAAGCTGTTGGACAACGCGATGTTCTGGCTCCACTTGGCCTGCCCCAAGAAATAGGTCAGGTCAGCCGAGAAAGCCGAAGTCGGGGTAGTGTCAATGGTCTCATTGGCAACCTGGCTCGACTTCACGGCGAACTCACTGGCTTTGCCGATATGGTAATCGGAAAGCTTGCCAATAAACAGAGCGGCAACCGCATGAGAAGCAGCGGCAGTAGAAGTCGGCACGTTATCCGAAAGGATATACGGAGAATCAAGCAGATAACCGCGAATCATCGGGTCATCGCCAGACTCACGCCGTCCCCAAACATTATTCAGGGGCTGGCCGGTGGTATCCTTGAGGATAGTAGCAATCCGAGCGCGCATGGTGGGAGACATAACCCACACGGCCCCGCTAAGAGCCGCCGTCAGCTTGCCGGTCATCTCATTCAGGTCTTCCAGGAGTTCGTCACAGGTGATATCGGTCATGGTCTTGCTCGATCCCATCGTGACGGTCTGCCCCGCGCCGCTCAGAATCCCGGTGAACGGGCTGGTATTATCGTTGAACCCGTAGGTATCAACTGTAGTGCCATACACCTGGCCGAACCGGGTAGTGAACTCATTATACAGGTCCACAACCGAACCCTCAAGCAGGTCATTCGAGCAAGCAACCAGAAGCGTTCCGCGCTTCTTGGCAAAAATCACGCGCCCATAAGAACCAACAGCCACGGTGGGAGCCGCAGCTTCATCCGGGAAACTCATGGTGAATCCGCTGGAATAAACCAGCCGGTGAACAGTCTGCGCCCGCTGGGGGAAACTGGTGGCCTTCGCAAGCAGAATAGAACTCTGCACGGCAGCCGCGATCACGTCCGGGATAATCTCAGTGGGGACGGAATAGGTGAAGTGCGCCCCATCGGTTCCGGCGTTCTCGACATAATCCAGCACGGCCTTTCCGCTCGCAACGGCCCGCAGATACTCCCCGCCCTTAATCGCCCGCTCGACCTTGTCCATGCCAACGGCTTCAGCAAGAGCCTTGCGGTGAGAGGGGTCTTTCGCCTTATCCAGAGCGGCCTCAATCTTGCTAAGGCTGGCCGACAAGGGCTGCATTCCGGCAGTCACGCCGTCAGCAACAACCTTGGTGAACTCTTCAGGTTTCATAGTTAGTGTCTCCTATTGTCTTTCTTGTTTCTTTCGTGTCCCGGCTACGATACCTAAAGTTTCCAGCATCAATTGCCTAACTTTTCCGGTTCGTTGCCCTCTTGTTAGTTACTTCTACTCTATGCGAATTTGTCCCACAATCTTTTCTTAGTCCAGGTCAACCCGGCCAGTAGCCCGGGCAACAGAACGCGCTAAATCCCCAACCTTATCACTAATCGGGGAAAGCGCCTTCTGGATAGCAAGCGCAACCTGCTCGGGATCAATCCCCGGCATTTCAGACGCGGGAGTAGGAACGGGAGCAACCGCAACCGGAGCAACTTCACCCGGTTTGTCTTCCGGCTTGACTCCCTTTTTCTCGGCCCGGGGTTCAACCTCTTCCGGCTCGGTGATAGCGCAATCCGCCAAGCCCTCAAGCTCTTCCAGAATTGCCGCAACCCGCTCACAAGCTTCCTGAACCTTATCCCGGCCCTCGGGGGTGAGCAAGAATGCCCGCTTTGCCTTCTCGGTCTCTTGGCGGAAAAGCTCTTTCACACCTTCGACAATTTCCTGAATAGCAGGCTCTACCGAAACCGTCACGGTCCCGACAGATTTCCCCTTGGCACTCACAACAGAATCAGCAGCCTGCTCCGGTTCAGTAATCTGAATCGGCTCGACAATTACAACGCTATCGTCAAGAATCCGATCCGCCAAACCATGCTTGATTGCCTGTTTCGGAGTCAGGTAAACATCCACGGTCTTGAGCAAGATATCTTCGATTTCTTCCTTGCTCTGATACGCGGAATACGCAATGTAATGATTCACAATCCGGTTATGGATAATCTTATGCTGGACCGCAACGGCCTCAAGTTCCGCCTGGCTCCCGATTGAGCCAGCCCAAAACCTATGCGAAAGCACCGTGGCGTTCTCCGAGATTATCCGCTCATTCCCAGCCATGAAGATAAGCAATCCCATAGAGCAGACTTCCCCAAGTGCGATAGTCCGCACCGGGTTAGGGATATAGTTCATCGTGTCAATAATTGCGAATCCGGCGTCAGCGCTTCCCCCGGGGGAATTAATAAAAAGAGTCAATTCCTTTTCGGGGTCAACCAGCATTTGAGAAATCAGCCAGTCACAAGTCATCGCGGCCATGTATTCATTCACTTCGCCAACGATTAAGTGACTCGATCCGTAATAAGTAAAGAGTTCATCAACGCCCTTGCCCTTTGCCCCGGCAAGTCTGCTTTCCCGGTCCTTTGCCAATTCAATCGCACGGATACCAGGATCAAAGCTCTTGCCTTCGGCCTTGACGGGTTCAGCCCCTTTCTCTTCCGAGTCAATCTCAAGTCCTTCGATATTGATTTCAGGGGATTCAATAAATACCTTCCCCGTAGTTGTTTCAGATGAGATTCGGCAACTCCCTGCCGTAGTTGTTTCCGCCGAAACAATCTCATCAAGATTGATTTCGCTTTCGGGTTCGGCCACAACGGGAGCCGCAACGGGAGCAACTACCACGCCCACTTCGCCGCCCTCCGCCTTAGCCGGTTGTCCCTCGCCGCCCGCGCCATTTTCCGTTCCCTTTCCTTCAGCCGGTCCGGTGACTCCATCGCCCGCCGCGCCAATCGCCCCGCCTTCAGGGATTCCACTTCCGGTAACGCTTCCATGTCCGGGTTCCCCAGCATTTCCGCCAGCCCCTGCCGCTTCAGGACTTCCCGCGTCCTTCTCATCAGATTTGCTCTCCTTTACGGGTTCCCCGGGTCCGGGACGATCTTTCCGCCGCATATCGCCGCCGCACTTCGGGCATTTGATATCCTTGCAATGCTTTTCAGATTCAACGACTTCCCCACAGTCAATACATTCGCAAGAATAGGTTTCGGCCTTTGTCTCTTTTTTGGCCTCTTCAGTCTCGGGTTTCTTCTCGGGTTCCGCCGGGGGGTCGGTAGTGACGGGTTCGGTAACAGTAGCAGGAGGATCGGTAACAACCGCCGGAGTCTCAACCGGGGCTTCCGCCGGAACCTCAATCTCAAGTTCCGCCAGAGCATCGGCAACAGTCTCCAATGCCTTCACGGTATCTTCGCTCACGCCCTTGCCCGCCCACACGCTAACCGCTTCCGGGTTAATCCCCATCGGTGTCGCCGAGTAACCCAGCATCACCCACCGGGTCACGATAGACTTGATCTTATCCTTTACCGCTTCCAAGTCAGGACGCGCCCGCAAAGCAGAAGCCAACGCTTCAGCCCATCCCCGGGAACCAGGACGCTCAACCTGGCAAGGGATATAGTCAACGCTCCACGCCCGCGCAATCGGACCATCCCCGACATCATCACAATACAGGGACCGTAACGCCTGGCCCAAAGGGTGAAGCGCAAAAACCGTCCACGCCTTCCAGCCCCTTTCGTCTTTCTTGAACCACATACATTTCCCAACCTGAAGCCCTTCGTATTGGTGATTGAAAATCACGCTCCGGGAAGCGTCCAGGTATGAAGTATCCGCGCCGTCAGTCAACAGGACTTCGCCGTCGACACCAAGTCCGCCGGTAGAAAAGTAATGGACCACGCCTTGATCCTTTTTCTCCCCGGCTTCCTCGACCATTGCTTTCCCCTCTACCGGGGAAACAAGAGCCGGGTCAAGCCCGAACTTACCAAGTGCCGCAGTTAAAGCCGTCACCATTTTCGGCTTCGCGCTTTCAAGAATACTCGCAAGAGATTTGACCATGTTACCGCCTCCTGTTATTTTCCGTGATCTTCAGTTGTAGCCAGTTAATTTTGCTATTGCTATTTGTCGTAACTCATTATTTAATAAGCGCATAGATACAGCAACGACACGAAGGATGAAGTGCGCCCGCCTCTACATCACCATAATTAAGCGAATAAGTTTTTTCCGTATCTCCTGATATATATGGTACTTCGTCCCCTTTCTTGAAAAAAGGTTCCTCAATCCCCACCGTAACCCCATCCAACGGAGCGCAGATATCGCAAGGATCGTCCGCAGTAGCCCAAACTTTCTCCACCACTACGCCAGACTCTTTCCAGGCATCCAGCGTTCCCAGGTTCGCCGCTCGCATGATTTCAGTTCGCGCAACTACCTCCGCCCGCCCGGTCCATGTCGGCCCCAAGCCCGCGACAATATCCGCCGCCTCTTCCACGCTCAAGCCTTCGGCAACCGCGTATTCCAACGCTTTCTTGACTTCAGCCAGCGCAGTATCCGAAACGCCCTTGGCAAAAGTGGTAGTCAAGTCCGCAATCCGGTCTTCCGTGAATTTCGTGCTTACATCGAAAGCGAATCCAGCCTTGACCATTTTGCCTTGTTCAACCCCAATCCGGGTATATGCCCGGGCGATCTGCTTCTGTCCAGCCCCGGCAAAAATGGCCTCGACATCGTAACCGTCAAGGTCAACAAGGATTTCGTCAAGCATGGTTTGCGTGAACTTCATAGTGCTTTATCCTGAAGCCTTTACCCGTTTAATCGTTTCTTTAAGCAGTTTCCCGTATGCCTTACGGACCCCCCGGCGCATCTGAATCATCTGCGGAGTGACTTTCTTTTCAACGGTCATCGCGGGAAGTCCGATTGTCTTTTTCTTTACCGCTTTCCCTTTTGCTTTTGCCGTGATTCCCTTGCCCTCTGTTTCCCCTTCGGTATCAATATCGGGTTCGGATTCAGGTTTCGGCTTTGCTTCATCTTCGGCAGTTACTTCAGCTTCGCCGTCAGTTTCACTTTCCAGAATATCCGCCGACATCTCTTTCGCAAGGCTTGCCGGGATTTGACCGTATTGAACCCATACAACATCACCCGCACCGTCAGGCCTCGGACCGTCTCCCATCTTCGCCCGCTCTTCGTCAGGTACCGAGAAACCGGACCGGATATTCGTTTCCCGCTCCCTTAACATGTATTCCCGATCTGCCGGCATTGCGCTTTCGATATCAAACTCGCAAAACAGTTTCCCGGGACCG